AGCGCAGCTGTTGAAAATCCACAGATAATAAATCCGATAGATGTAAAAGTTGGAGATTCTTTAGGAAGAGGTAAAGGTAAAGGTAATGAGTTTGGAAACTATTATTATCCAAAAGAACTAGAAACCAGTGGAGCAGATAGAATTATTTTTACTTTGAAGGAAATAAAAGGAAGCACAATTAATCCAACATTAACTGGACAAACAATTGATAGAACATCTAACCTTAAAACAATTGTAGGACAAGTAACTTTACCAATTCAACCAGGTATTAGTGATAGTAACAGTGTTGATTGGTCAGGATCAACATTAAATGCCCTTCAAGCATATGCAGCAGGAGCATCAATGAAATTTATGAAGAGTGATAATGCTAGTCAACTTGGTAATAATATCTCAGATATACTTGGAAAAATTGCGAATACAATCAAAAACAATAGAGAATATGGAGAAGCTCTTATGATTGGTTTGGCACAGGAAGCAGTTGGTGTTCAAGGTCTTTTATCAAGAGCATCAGGTGCAGTATTAAACCCAAACTTAGAATTACTATTTAATGGTCCTCAACTGAGACCTTTTAATTTTACATTTAAGTTATCACCAAGAGAAAAAAAAGAAGCAGATGAGGTAAGAAGTATCATTAGATTCTTTAAGGAAGCAATGTCTGTGAAAACAACTAACAGTAGCGTATTTTTAAAATCTCCATTTGTTTTTGATATTAAATATAAAGCATATGGTAATGATGGCAAATTAGTAGACCACCCATCAATTAACAGAATTAAAACATGTGCTTTACTTAGTTGTGATGTTGATTATACTCCCGATGGATCCTATATGACATTTAATGATAGCAACAGAACAATGACATCGTACCAACTGTCACTGAGATTCAGCGAGCTTGAACCAATTTATAGTACAGATTATACAAAAGATAGTGGTATACCCACTGATCACATAGGTTACTAAAATGCCAAGTTACTTCCGCCAAGTTCCAGATCTTTTATACGTTAACACGACCGAAGATGGTCGTAGTATATCCGACTATTCGAGAGTAAAAAATCTTTTCAAAAGAGGAAAACTTCGTGATGATATTTTTGGAAATCTTTCCTTTTTCACAAAGTATCAAATCATTGGTGACGAAAGACCAGATAATGTCGCATATAAAGTTTATGGCGATGAAACTCTTGATTGGTTAATTCTAATTTCAAATAATATAATCAACGTTCAAACAGAGTGGCCACTAACTCAACAAGGATTCTATAACTATTTGATTGACAAGTATGGCAATGAAGAAACATTATATAACATTCGTCACTATGAATGCACTGGAGTGAAGAATTCTTTAGGAGCAACGATTGCTAAAGAAGGTTTGATTGTTCCACAAAATTTTAGTATATCTTATTTTGATCCAAACCTTGGGCAAACAATAACGCAGTCAAACATAACAAAAGCGATAACTAATTTTGAGTATGAAAATAACATTCAAAATGACAAGAGAAATATCTTTGTACTAAAACAGTCTTATATCAATGTTGTTCTAAATGATATGGAACAAATTATGACATATAAAAAAGGTAGCACTCAATATGTGAATGCTACCTTAAAGAGAGGAGATAATATTAGATTATTTGAATAATCAATCTTCTGCTAGACGCTGGAAGTAGGACAGTGCATCATCTTCATCTTCATCATTAATTGACTTAGAAGAACTCAGCGAGCTCAGTTGAGCACTCAGATCTTCAGGAAGTTCAGACTTCTGCGAACGGGAAGAAAAATCGGGAGAATATGAACCACGATCATTATCTTCGTCTGCAGTTTCTTCATCAAGACGAGGACGAGAAGCAGTTTTTTGACCCAGAACATACTTGAGACGCTTTTCAAGATCTTCATAGGACTTGAACTGATCAGGTGCAGTTACTGCAGCAAGAGAATATTGCTTTTTCCAGATTGCTTCCAGAGCATCGTCATCTTCTAGAAGGGGATCAACACGATCGAACTCTGACTTATCATAGTTCCAATAACCATCCTTCTTGACAATCTTCAGTTTGAAGTTAGCACCTTGCCAGAAGTCAAAAGGATTGATGGGTGTCTCATCTTCAAATTCAGGTTGCATGGCTTCCATGATCTTGTCAAAGATCTTCTTACCATACTTGAACAGGAAGACACGACCTTCGTTCTGAGGATTAGCAGGATCCTTCACCACATAGATGTTGGAGTAATAAGACAGTTTACGCTTCTGCTTACGGACAGTTTCTTTATCTGCATCATGACCACTGTTCCAGAGTTCACGGTTATGTTCTGAGACAGGATCTTTCTGACCAAGAGTAGTCAGAGAGTTTTCAATGTACCAACCACCAGGACCTTGGAAGGCATGGGTGTACAGTTTTGCCCAGGGAAGTTCTTCACCCTCAGGGGCAGGAAGGAAACGGATGACTGCAAAACCATTACCAGTTTTATCCATTTCGGGTTTCCAGAGACGCTCATCTGCGCCACTAGAAGTAGTGCTCATCTTCTCTACTTCCTTTACCAGTTTCGCAGTAAGCGAACCAAGAGAAGATTGCTTCTTGAGATCATTAAAAGACATTCGGATTACCTCGTGTTTGTACGGATTTGGCCTTTGTGTACTTCGTTATTCTACAGGTCTGAACCTGTTTCGTCAATCTTTTGTCGCATTGCTTCAAGCATCTTGCTCATGTTATTAAAAATCACATTCATATCAACATTGGGTGGAAGACCCATCATTGATGCAGAATCTGCAATGCGTTCTTTCATTTCCTGTGCTTCAGGATCATCAGATAAACTCAAACGAGTATAAAGAACTTTTTGTTTTTCTAGAAGTTTATCTAAAAGATTTACATGATAAAGTTTTTCCTCTTTATTCATGGAAGGAAATTTAAAGACGTTTTGATAAACCTCTTCTTGCATCTCCGAAATTTCAGCCATCTCTGCGCGGACGACTTCGGAATTAAAAAAACTCATTGATCTTTTAAAATTATTTCTTTCAAAATTTTACGATAACGAAATACATCAATATTTAGGAATGGATTGTATTTTTTAATCTTGCGACTGACGGTTTCCCACACAGGGTCCTTCAGTTTCTTGTCAAAATTATTCCCGAAAAGGAATATTCTATCATATATCACCAAGGTTTCGGGGCTAATATTCCCGCTCAAGAACATCTTCAGAATAGGAGGATGACCCTTAGAGCAGTCAAATACACTATCAAGGTTTTGATTCTCAAATAACTTTTCACTCTCTTCCTTAAAGATATATGAGAGTGATTGAACTTTCTTTTTCCAGTTTGTATATCTTTCTTCGCCTTCTTTGATAATTTCGCCAATCCAAAGTGTTTCTGGATCTGGGCAAGACACAAAGTTAGCAACAAAAAATTCTATAACTTCTTGGTCAGATTTATTTCTAGATACTTTCTCAAACCAGAATCTATCTTTACGTTTGTAAAAAGATTGAACTGTAGCACGACTCTTACCACAATACTTATGATAATCGTAACTATCTTTAGTAAAGTGATTTTTTAGAGCAAGATATTCACGATATACATCAAAAGGCATCATTTAAAAAACTAATTTTGCACGGGAAGTTTTCTTTAAAAAATTAAGTTCCATTGCTTCATATTTAATTTTTTCCTTTAGTGGTTTTGAAATCAACTTAGGAACAGATTCAATATCGATATTATTCTTCTCGCAGAAGTGAATGATCGCGTCAATGTAGCTCATACCCTGCTCTTTTTGCACTAAAGACTCAATCTCTTGTGCAAATCGAGATGGGCAAAAGAATTTACTCTCTAGAACTTTCTCTAATTCATTCTCCATCTGACCCAGTATTGTGATGTACAAATTCTTTAATATAACGAACTAATAGTTTAATATAATCCCCTTTGTTCCTTTTGTCAAATACTTTGACTTCACCGCTAGGAGTAACCATCAAAGTGATAAGTTTTTTAATGGGAATCTCAGTTAATTCGTAGTAGGCAGCAGCATAAAACATTTCTTGAACAAAATAATTTTCAATCCATTCTTCTGGTTTGATTTTGTCTGATGTTTTAAAGTCAATTACTGCAAGTTCTCCTTCGTATTCCGCAATACAATCGACCCGTCCTGCAAGTCCGTAGTATTCAGAATAAAGTGTTCTTTCAATTGCATGAATATTATTTATTTTATCAAGTTCTGGTTTAAGATGATAGAACATAAACTTTGTCAGGGGTTGATAATCATCCCAGTTTAGTTCTTTATTTTCCAGATAATCTTGACAGACTTGGTGAAAGTCTGTACCTCTCGCTGTTGCTCTCTTTGTAATACGATTTGCTTCTTCAAGACCAACACGTTCTCGCCACTTTACAAAGATTTGACGATTGTAGAATGAAGTTACGGACGTAATAGAAGGCACCCAATCTCCAGTGGGAAGTTCGTAGAGACGGATGCTTTCTTTTGTTTTGCAATTTAATTCAATGTCACCCAAATAATTATGATGAATAAAACTCATACTCCAATTTCCATTTTAGCCAGAATGTATTCTTTCACCAATCCAGAGCGAACAATATCATCAACTCCAAATTCAATAATATCAACTGAAGGCATAATACGAAGTACTTTCATGAAATCAACAATCCCATTCTTCTCATTCGTCTTAATAAGATCACTTTGAGTGGCATCACCACAGAACATGATCTTACTATTTTCACCTACACGAGTAATTATACTATCAAGTTCATGATAATTCAAGTTTTGAAATTCGTCAACAATGATAATTGCATTATCAAGAGTTGTTCCGCGAATGAATGATGTAGACCAAAAACTAATAGTTCCTTGGGTTTTAAGATTACCATACAACATTTCAAATGAAGAATCATCTGGCATTTCAAACATATACTTTACCATATTCTTATA